TGAGACAAAAAACTATATCCTTAACGCCTTGGTGAGAGGCGATAATGTCAAGAAGCCCCGCATAAAGGTGAGTACGATCCATTCCATGAAGGGGGGAGAGGCTGATAATGTTGTCGTGATTCCAGATCTCTCTTATGCGGCCTATCGAGAATACGCCAAAAATCCAGCCGCAGAGCATCGAGTATTCTATGTCGCTCTGACCAGGGCCAAACAGGCCGTGCATGTTTTGTGCCCCCACACCAAGAGACATTATGCCATATGAAACCGGATGAAATTCTGACGAAGGCCGCTATCCTTGTCGCGGGTGAGCGGGCGAGGCAGCATGGTGATTATGTTGCCGTCCATAAAAGAATAGCGGAACTCTGGAGCACTTACTTGAGCCGCCCCATAACCGCTGCGGAGGTAGCTTTCTGCATGGCCCTAGTGAAGATTACCCGGGCTGACTTAGGTGAACCCAACCAGGATGATGGTGTGGACGCATCGGCCTATACGGCCTTGTGGGCATCATTACGGCAGCCAGATGCGTGAAGATTTATTCGATGAAAAAGTCTGGTTCCCACCAGAGCACTTGCCTGATTTATCGGGCGAGAAGATCATTGCCGTGGACGTGGAGACCAAGGATCCTCGGTTGCTCGACCTTGGACCAGGGTGGGTCCGAGAGGATGGGCGTCTTATAGGGGTAGCCGTTGCCGCTTCTGGTTGGAACGCCTATTTGCCGATTGCCCACGAGGGTGGTGGGAACATGGCAAAGAGCATTGTTCTCGGCTGGCTCCAAGACCAGCTCAATCATGGCATGTCAGTGGTGTTCCACAACGCCACCTATGATCTCGGCTGGCTTTTGACAGAGGGAATAGAGGTCAAAGGACCCATCCTCGACACCATGATTGCGGCCCCTCTCCTAGATGAGAACCGTTTCAGCTATTCGCTCAACGCCTTGGGCAAAACCTACCTGGGCGAAAAGAAGAAGGAGGAGGAATTAAACCGAGCCGCAGACCAGCATGGCGTCAACGCCAAGGCTGAGATGTGGAAGTTGCCGGCGGAAAGGGTGGCCCTGTACGCGGAAGGGGACGCGGCCCTCACCCTTAAATTATGGGACGTACTGCACTCAAGGCTAATGGAGGAGGATTGCCAGAAAATCTTGGAACTGGAACTGTCTCTGCTGCCTCTTGTTTTCGAGATGAGACGGAGAGGGGTTAGGGTCGATCTGGACAAAGCGGAGCGCACGAAGGTGTATTTGCTGTCCCGCGAAAAAAAGATCTTGGAGGACTTGCATACTGAGACCGGAGTTCATATAGAACCGTGGAACGCCAAAAGTCTGGCAAAAGCATTCGATAATTTGAGCCTATCGTATCAGCGGACAGACAAGACGAACGCCCCCAGTTTCACCAAGCACTTCCTGAAAACCCATGATCATCCGGTGGCTGGAAAAATCCTTGAGCTTCGGGAATACAACAAGGCAAATACCACCTTCGTGGATACGATTCTTAACCATCAGCATAATGGCCGTATCCATTGCCAGTTTAACCAGTTGCGCTCCGATGAGGGTGGAACTGTGTCTGGGCGTTTCTCCTCAAGCAATCCAAATTTACAGCAAGTTCCATCTCGCCACCCAGAAATCAAAAAGCTCATTCGGGGTCTCTTTCTGCCCGAAGAAGGATGCCAGTGGGGGAGTTTTGACTACAGTTCCCAGGAACCGCGATGGCTAATGCATTATGCTTCCGTTGCCCCGGCCACCAAGGAGAATGAGCGCGTACAAGAGATCGTGCAGCAGTACCAAGACAGCGATGTGGATTTCCACCAGATCATGGCGGACATAGCGGATGTGGATCGCTATCAAGCAAAAATAATTAATCTCGGGACCATGTACGGGATGGGAATTGGCAAACTGGCCCATACCCTTGGGGACATCCCCTTTGAAGAGGCCAAGGAGATAAGGCGCGAGTATGACGAGAAGGTGCCCTTTATACGGACCTTAGCCTCCTCCGTGATGGATGCCGCGTCTAAACGCTCTGAGATACGGACATTGCTGGGGCGAAAATGTCGCTTCCCCATGCGAGAGCCCAAGGGCTTTTCCCGGGAAAAGAAGACGCTAATTCATGCGGAGAAACTTGAGGAGCAATGGGCGGAGATCCAGAGCCTACCGATGGAGGAGCGCCCGGAGAACTGGCGCGAAAACAATCCCGATAACTTCCAGGTTGCGTTCGTGTTCAAGGCGCTAAACAGGTTGATTCAAGCCAGCGCGGCAGACCAGACCAAGCAAGCGATGCATGATTGCATAACCCATGGTCATTGGCCCGTGCTCACTGTTCACGATGAGCTATGCTTTTCGATAGAGAGCGATGGTCAGGTGGCGGAGATCAAGGATTTAATGGAGAGCTGCGCTCCAGACATGAAGATCCCATCCAAGATCGATGTGGGGTTGGGCGATAATTGGGGCTCCGCGAAGTAAGCCCCTAGAAAACATCGTTCCACCCCCCATGCAGAGGTTTGTCAACGAAGCCTCCAGCGGCCTTGAGTATATCCGCGCTTTTTGATTCTTCTGGATCGAACTTTGCAAAACGGGAACGAATGTTTTTGGGGTCAAATACAATGTAGGAATGTTCTAAAATAAGCTTACCTTCTTCATTAAAATCAGCTTCGGCTACGTTATAGTATTGAACACCATCATAGCCGTCCTCTATTATCATATCCCGAATTTGTTCCATAAGTTCGGCAGCTTCCGGGCTTTCTTTGAACTCCTTTTTGTCCGCAAACTTGAAATCGTCGAAATAGTCCGTCACCGTATCAATGATTTCTGTTAGTTCTTCTTCATGGGCTTTACCCCATTCTCCTGAATACCCTGTAGCACGGGAAGGTCTCAAGGCACTTGCGGCAATCGTCTTCGGATCTTTCCAATCTCCGACATCAAAAAGTTCCAAGGGGTTTGTAAGTCGAATCTTCGTCGGAAGTATTTTTTCCCCCGTATAGTCTCCGTCTGGATGCAACAAAGTTTTTTTCCTTGTTCGTTCCAGACGATTATTTGCGTGTTCTTTGGTGCCGAAATGGTACCCCAGGTCCCCTTTTTCAAAGGTCGTAAAATCGTCCCGTGTTGCATGGTAGGTGTCAAGGTTAAAACCCTGCTCCTCCGCTCGTGCTGTGCGGCTGGCTTCGTCCATCGGAAGGGAAGTGATGCCGCCTTCTTCCGGCCCCATTCCCAGCATCTGTTGATATTCTTCCGGCAGTAACTGGTAACCCCGCTGCGCCAGAGTAAATAGCCGTTTAACAGCCTTCAGTCTCGAGCCCGGCCCTACCAGTCCTCGGAGTACGCGACCGGGCGTAATTCTTGCTTCGGGATCGGGTTTGTAGATAATTTCAGGGAGACGTGGCTCGATTAAACGCTCACTGGATGTTTCGGGTACGGTAGCTTGCTCCGTGGAGCGGGGTTCTTTTATACGATTGCCGTAATACTGTATCCATTCATCGAAACCCCCTCCGGGTACTGCTCTCTGAAATTCTTCGTTAATTCCGGCAGGTTCCGGCACAGAAATAACTTCAAGAACGTCTTGCGGGGCTATGGACTGCAAGCTTCGTCTTGAGGATCCCCCCACCAAGTTAACATCTTCGGAGGGGTCTTGATGCCAATGCTCTCCACCCCTTAATCGAACAATAGACACATCCGCCGGGGAAGAGCTTTCATCGCCGAACGCGTACCTCATCTTAGAGGCCCAGCGAAGAGCATCTCCAGGGTCGGAAAAAGAATAAACAGAAGGTTCCTGTTGATAACGCTCGCCGGTTCCTTGCTTTAACCACAAGCTTTCAGAAAGAGGATCCAGCCCTCTTTCCTGAATATCCGGGAGGTTTCTTGTAAAGGTTGCATGGAATACGTCGTCAGCCATATTAACTCCGCAGGTGGGTAGACGACTCGCCGTCAAAGCGCATGGATTGTTGCCTGTTGCCTTGTTCGACACAGCTGCAATGTATCCACCCTGAGTGAGGGTCGTGCTCCTTGTAAAATTCCAGTATCAATTGATCGTAAGCAAGCTCATTAGTTACCCATCGTGCCACGTCCATATTCGAAACTCCGGGAACCTCGAAATCCACCGCTTGCCCGGTGATATGCTGCGATCTGTCTGAGGACCCCAGTAGCTGGTTAAGGCTCAGACACCTGTAACCACTCGAGGGAGTAAAGGGGCGACCATAGTGCGTCCTCACCGGCTCAAGGATCTTGGCGCATACTTCCTTCAGGTTCTTTATCGACTCCTCATCTGGTGTGTTGTCTATTCCGTTTCGTATTGCTGTCTGCGACTTGGTCAACTCCCATAGGGAGAAATGGTCGGATAGTCTCATATTACGCTACGGGCGGTACGCCAGCCAGTTTCGCCAGTTCGCGATTTCTATAAAGCTCGCTGGCGGAAAGATTGGACTGTTGTTGGGGTGTTTCCTGTGCTTGCGGAGAGGGTGCTCGACCGTCAAGGATCCCCGCTGGTAGTTGCCGCTGGATTTTTTGGATAGCAGGACCTACTTCCCCCTCTACTTTTGAAATGACTCTACCTAAAGCCCGACGCTGCTCTGGCCCTACAGCCTCAGAAGATTTGGCGGCAGAGATGATCCTTGCTTCCGCGCCAACGATTTCTGAGAACAAACGGCGAAGAATACTTAGATCCCCAAGCTGCTTCTTTGCTGCTTCATTAGCCTGTTTTCTAGTTATGTTGAGACCGTCCGCCTTAGCGTTGCTGAGTATGTCGTCTGTAAGAGATTTA